ACGCAAGTGGAGCTGGTGCTCTTGAGTTTAACGCAGGTGATGAGTTTGTTCCAGCCGAGGCTTTATACAATGCGGTTTATCGTGCAGGTGGAGATCCAAATCGTGTTATTGCAAATGCGTATGATGCAGTTTACGGAGACCGTCGTAATTTAGAAAAACTTACAAGCGAGTCAGGTGAGCTTCCATCTCCTGAAGAGCAACAGCTTATAGATGACATGATGCAGGAGATTCGTCAAATTGATGAGGCTCTTAAAGACGGAGAATCTCCAATATCTAACATTGTGTCTGAGCCAGAGCAAGGACAACTTCCTGGATCCATAATTAACAACATACCTGTTGACTTTAACAATCCTGATTTCTACGTGATTGACCCTAATCCATATGTGCCATCTGTGCCAGATCCAGATGAAAACGGATATACGGACAGTCCAGAGTTTATAGCTCGTAACTTTGAGGAGGCAGATTTAATTCAGCAATTTACAAATGGAATTGTTGACGGATCTGGTTCTACCTATCTAACATTTAATGAAGAAGCATACCTTGACGGAATATTCGAGGTTCCTGTTGAAGCTATACGTGATGCACTTCAATATCTTGGCGTAAATACAAATACACTTCTTGAGGATATAAAGCAAGATATGGTTACTGGTAAGTTTGATAAACCTACTTCAGAGCCAGAAGCCGTAGAGCAGGAACTTGGAGATATAACAACTAGCCCAGCTGCAAATACTATTAGAGAGTTATATGCTCCAGAAGGGTTACTAAGAGATGTAAAACCTTTGATGTATCTTCCAGCAGACAACTCGATTGCATACAAGGATTCATGGGACGACTTATATATAGCTCGCCCTGATGGAAAAGTATTTCCGTTAAATGTAAGTGAAGACTGGTTAAGAGATCCAAAAGGAGCAGGACAGGCTGGCTGGAAGGAACTTACAGACGCACAGATAAGAAAAATAATCGGTGCGCCTGAGCAAGATGAAGCTCCTGCTGCGCCTGAGCCTACACCTGAGCCCACACCTGCACCTGCAGGACCAACGTATCCTGGACCAAGAGAACCTGGATACTCACCAAATAACACAACGCTAGTACGAGGCGGAGCTGTTGTTGGAAAAGGTTCACGAGTTGTTGCAACCAAGGACGGAAAGAACGGAACTGTAGTTGCAGTTCAAAACGATCCAGAGTATGTACGCATAAAATTTGATGATGGAACAACTGCAGTTCGTGCAGCAAGTAAGGTTAAAGCTCTTTCTAACGCATCTGGAGTTGCACCAACAACTGTAGTAGTTGAACCACCAAGCCCAGCTCCTGGACTTGAAAGAAGACTAAATGTTCCTCGTGTTCCAGCTCCTCGTATTGCTCGATCTGGTGAAACCGTTGGAGTTAACGATGACAGCACCATGCCAGAGTGGCTAAAAGGTCTTACCAACGAGTCAGCAGTTCAAGCTGATTTTGCTGCATGGGGTGCACGCGATGCTGAAATTGCAAAGGCTGCACGTGAGCGTATAACATTCCAAAATCTAGAACAAGAGGTAGCAAAGGCTTTAGTAGCTATAAAAGCAGGTGACGCATTAGAAAGAAAAGAAGCTAAGGCTCGCCTAGGTGAGATCATGGGTGACATCTACGGTTCACGTAATGGAATTACTTTTGGTGGAGAATTTTACTCTGTCACTGCAAAAGAAGTTAGTGCATACACATTTGATGATAATGTTTCGGTTGAGGATATACAAAATGGAAAAGTAGGTTACTCGATATCTACTACCCTTGATGTTCGTGATGCGAGTGGAAATAAGATTGGTGATATACGTAGATATCTTAATGTTAGAAAGAAACTAGATGAAAATAAAAACGTTACATCAGTTGATACCTATGTAAAAAATGATTATCTTGCAATTACCGGAGGAGGAAAGAAGAAAGGCTTTGCTACAGCATTTAACCGATACTCTGAAAACTGGTACATTGCAAACGGTATTGAAAAGGTAAAGGTATTTGCAGCCGGAGGCGCAAACTACCAAGGTGGATTTGTTTGGGCGCTTAACGGTTTTGGTTGGGATGCTGATTTCTCTGCAACAGGTGTGGCAATTAGAGAATTTGAACGTCAGGTTAAAAACAGACAGGAAGAAGCTCAGGTTGCATACCTAAAGGAAAAGGTTGCAAAAGCTAAGAAGGCAGATGGATCGTATGACATTGACATACTTCCTACACCGTTAGAGTACGCGCTTGTTGGTTGGTATCCAGGAGCTAAGGACTGGCTTGGCAAGAAGGTAATGATTACCAATGGATGGAATGGTGTAAAACACCTAAAGCCTGACGCAAAGGAACAAGTTCAAGCAGCCAACTACGCACAGATTAAAAATGCAGAACGTAGAATTGAAAGTAAGCAAAATGTTCCTAGCCTTTCATCTGATGCTCTTGCGGTTGCAGCGTCTGATGCGTTTAGAAACAACTCTAATGTATCACCGTATTTTAGTGAGATTACAGACGTTCTTAAAAATAACAGGTCTCTTGCTGCACTACCTCCTGCAGCAAAGAACGCACTTAACGCATATATAAGCGAGCAACTTTTAGATAAAAATAGAAAGATGCCACTTGACGACATGTTTAAGCTACGTACGATGATTGAAAACGAGTATAGGGCAGACTATGGTTACTCTGATCCATTTAACTCGGCTGAGATACTTTCTGAGTTTACAACACGGGACTTTGAAAGTGCCTCAAGCGTAGTACGAGGAGGAGAGAATCATCCTATAAAGCAGGCAGGATTTACTGTACGTAAGTTAGGCGTTGCTGAAGGTGGAGTTAACTCAACGTTTGAAGTTACGCATGATGCAAGTGGTCAGGTATTCTACGTAAAGAATGAAGAATTTGCAGCTCGCTTTACAGAGGTACCTGGAGGTGTTACTGAACTCGAGGCAGTCACGATATTACGAGCAGCAGGCATGCAGGGAATCCACGATGTACGCATTGGAAAGAACGATGAAAATCTTGTAGTTATGAGTAGAACAGGATCTGCTATTCCTTTGATGATGGAGGCTGTAACTGGGTCTGAAGCTAGTCGACGTGGACTTAAAGATCCAAATGGAAATCTAGATGATTCAGCGGGCGAGCCTAGAGACTTTATAAAGAAACTTAACAACCCAGAGGATATTGTACGTATGTCAATATTTGACATGCTAGGAAATAACCAAGATCGACATAATGGAAACTGGATGGCTGCGTTTGATAAGGCTACCGGAAAGATTCGTATCTTCCCAGTTGACAATACAATCGGAGTTTTAGATGTTGAAAGTGAAAAAGAAAATCAAGCAATGCTTGAGTTTCTTGAAGAAGGCGGATTTAACGAGGCTAGGGTGTATGATAACAACATGCCTCAGCTAATAGGCGCTCTTGGTACTGATAACATGCTTAAGCTTTACAAACATGAAATTGACAAGATAGTTAATAATCTTAATGATCCACTGTATCAACCACGAGGTTTTGAGATGGACGCCATAATCTCTAAGTGGGGATCGTACGATGCCTTTAAGGATAAAATTTCAGCACGCCTAAAGAAACTAACAACAGTTGGTACGGAAGAGTACAACGCACTTAAAGGTGCCTTAAGACTCGGATATTGGGGATAATGACGATGATAAAGGTTATACGGGCACATACGCTTTCTGACAACACCCACGCATTTTCAATAGTGGCTGACGACAAGAAATTTGCCTATGTCTTTGAAAATGAAGCCTCACAGGTATTTAATCCGACCAAGCGTGCAAGCATGATAATGAGCAAGATTAAAAAAGATGAAAAGATAAACTCTGATATTCTTCTTGAGTTTGCCACTTATGGACTAAGTACTTTTTCATTCTCTAAACCATTTCCGGAGACAAGCGTAAGAACTGCCATTGCGTCAGAGAAGGTTGCATTAAAGCGTGCCCGTGAGGCTTCGTACCTTTTGGGTGAGGACGCGATAGACTCGTCTACGTATGATGATATTGATCAGGTTTTTATGGACTACCCAGATCTTTACGATCAACTGTCAAGTGATAATCCTAACCAGGAAATTACAGCTGACGGTATGACCGAGCTTGTATTTGCAGCTCTTGGTCCAATTGATCCAAACGGACCTTATGGTTACATACTAAAATATCTTGACGGAGAGCAACCTGACGAGGCAGTTACCGCCGCTGCCACTGCTGAAGAGTGCCCGCCTGCTACCCAGGATATTCAACTGAATCTTAAAAATCGACAAAACGCGATTGATAACGTTGGATACGGTCCGCTTAACCCAGCGGAACCAAACGAGAAGTTCTGGGATGAAAAGGCCACGCGTTGGAGTGTAACTTCCGAGGAGGCTAAGACCAGCCGATGCGGAAACTGTGCGGCATTTATCGTTACCTCTAGAATGAAGGACTGCATTGCCCAAGGGCTAGCTCAAGGGGATGAAAACGTGCAGGATTCCTATGACGTGGTGGTTCAAGGCGAGTTAGGATATTGCGAGGCCCTTGACTTCAAGTGTGCTGCCTCGCGGACATGCGATGCATGGATTGCAGGCGGACCAGTCACTGACGAGACAGGAAAAGAACAGGCATGAATGTCGTAGGAAAAAACGGATCACACATTCTTTTTTCTCACGAAGAGCAGGGAATTGTAGTTGACGTTGAAGATAACGTCATAGTAAAACAAGACTCGCTAGCTGCTCTAGTTGCATCTGCCGAGTGGGACGCTTCTGATACAGAGGTAACGTCGGCAGTTGAGGAACTTGCCGCGGCTGCCATAACATCACTAGATATAACAGTGGTTGGAGCCGGAAAAAGACTTTATACAATACCTAAAGGAGCACAGGAAGAAGCTAAAAGAGCTCTTGAATGGCGCAAGGAACATAAGCGTGGAGGAACTCCAGTTGGACTAAATACTGCTCGCACGCTTGCGCGAGGAGGACAGATTGGAATCGAAAAAGTCCGTCATATTGCAAAGTATTTCCCTCGTCATGAGGTTGATAAGAAGGCAGAAGGATACTCGCCAGGCGAGGACGGTTTTCCGTCAAATGGGCGCATTGCGTGGGCTCTCTGGGGTGGCGACACCGCGTGGCGATGGGCACGGGCAATCGTTGAAAGAGAAAACAAGAAAGCCGTAAAGGCTGACGGATTTGCAGACTCTAACTACTTCGAGGACGAGCTTGACTACTCCACTACCGCTGTTTATGACGCGGAGTTAGATGCGTTTGAGCATAATTTAGAAGCAGTTGAATTTATTGCCCGCATGCGTATGGACGGTACAGGAATTGATCGACTTTACAAGGTTGATGGTGAATATAACGTATCAGTTTGGGATGCTGGATACTGGCATAAACTTGACGGAGTAAACCAGGACCTAGTTAGCTATGACGCTGTTCTTGACGATGAAGAGGACATGTCGGTAGAAAAGGTTCACATTGAAATTGACGATGAGTCCGCGTTCTTCCTAAGCGCATGCTTCCAGGAGGATCCATTTACTCCCGTATCAGTTTATGACATTGATCCAGAGGAAGCTTCAATATACCTAGCGGCTGAGTCTGAGCTTGACACAGAGTTTTTAGATAGAACAATCGTTTCGGCTGCAGAGGCTGACACTGATGGAAACTACACTCCTGAGGAGCGCTCTGAAAAAGCGTCAAGACAGGTACGAGATAAAACAGGTAAGTTTGCAAAGCAAGGATCACGTATAGTTGTAGGTGGAGACCCAGAAAGAGGAACTGGAAATATCATCGCGATAGATCCAGCAAACCAGACAGTCAGAGTTAAGTTTGACTCAGGAAATGTATTAGACGTTCCAGCAACTGCGACTGAGCCAGTTGATGCCTATACTCCAGTTAAGAAGGAACCTCTAAATATCTCTGCGCTTGATACATCAGGAATTCTTGGAGAACCTCGTGTTCCAATTGATCGCCCTGAGGCAAAGATTCCAGGAACACTTCCTGCGCTTACACAAGATGATATTAGCCAGGTTCTTGGAGACTGGCCAGGTTGGGTTAAATCTCAACGCGATGAATTTGAGAAAAATAAAACTACAGGATTTAAGTCTACGTCAGAAAAAACGGGTCCAGCAGTTGTAACTGGAAAAGATCAAATTGAGAAGTTTGAAAAGAGCCCGTTCCTTAAGGAGCTAGAAAAGGTAACTGGAGTAAAGCTTCAACTTGATCCTTACTATCATCCAGCACTAAGTGGTTTTCTAAACAAGAAGGTTAAGGGATCAGACGGAAAGTACTACTATCCAAACAAGATGTACTACCAGCCAATTACAAGCGCTGCAGAGGCTGCTCCAGGAACCTCAACGGAGATGACTCCAGAAACATCTGACGTTCAGCCTTTATTCTTTGCTATTGTTTCAGAGACTGATCCAAGTGCGGTATATGAACTTGTTTCACTAGTACCTGCTAGTTCTTCGTCTACAGATGCAATGACCTATATCCGTCGTGATAAGAAGTGGGTACGTGACGAACAGGTTCTAAGCGACATGAAGTCACCAACTCCTCCGCCTGTTGTTCCTCTTGACGGCGAGTCACTTAAGACTGTAATTGAGCAGGTTGATGGAATTGTTTCAGTGACTGCGTCAGCTGATGAATTTGCGACTGTTTTTAAGAGTGGCAACAACGTCATGGTTATCACATCTGCTGGAGGTCTTGACAGAAACCGTGGAAATGCTGAAAGGCTACGTCGTTATTGGACGATAGGTAAAGGTGGCGTAATAAAGATCCGCTGGAATACTCCAGGTGATTGGACACGCTGCTACCGTAACCTAAAGAAGTACATGGGAACACGCGCCAAGGGATACTGCGCTCTTCGTCACAAGGAGATGACCGGAACCTGGCCAGGTAGCAAGTATAACGTTGGAAAGAAGAGAGGTCTTCTTTCAGTAGATGAAATTCTACAGCAGTCAGTTTTAACTGCAAAGGCTAATGACGCTCGTCGAAGAGTATTAACTGCCGCAGGACACGAACCTATGTCACAGGACGGTGCTGGCTTTACCATACCTTTGGTTATTCCAGAGGGAATTGAAACTGGTGATGGCCGCACGTTTGAGAAGGGCGCGATTGAAATGCGCGAGCTTCCTCTACCTTTACTCTGGCAGATTGAAACTGGTGAAGGTCATAACGGATCTGTAGTTGTTGGACGTATTGACCATATGGAACGTGTTGAAAATGGAATTGGAAACGCGCGCGGAGTATTTGACACCGGTGAATATGGCAAGGAAGCCGAGCGTTTAGTACGCAATGGATTTATCCGTGGAGTATCCGCGGATCTTGATCAGTTCGAGGCAAGTCAGGAACTTCCAGAACTGGTCGAAAAAGACAGTGGTAAGATTGGCACTGATAAACTCGTGATTAGTCATGCACGAGTTATGGCAGTGACACTCGTGCCTAAACCGGCATTCCAAGAGTGCCAAATCTACCTCGTCGAAGACGAGAATCAGGAGGAAACAGTGATCCCGGACGGCATATATGCCGACGAGATGGATCCTGTAGAAGCATCCGCACTCGTTGCGTGTGGCTTAGTTGCAGGATCAATCCCAGTCGTACCGCCGCGTTCGTGGTTTGACAATCCTAAGCTCGACAAGCCAACTCCATTGACAGTAGACGACGATGGTCGTGTATTTGGTCATATAGCAGCCTGGCATGTAGATCATATCGGAATGTCGTTTGGAACTAAACCACCACGCTCAAAGAGCAACTACGCATACTTCCACACAGGAGTTGTACGCGCAGATGATGGTAAGGATGTCCCGGTTGGACAGCTTACCCTAGCCGGAGGACACGCCTCACTTGAGGCTTCAGCCACCGAGGCTGCACGTCACTATGATGACACCGCCTCTGCAGTTGCAGACGTTCACGCAGGTGAGGACGGATTTGGAATTTGGGTAGCAGGTGCTCTTCGCCCAGGCGCTACTCCAGAGCAAATCCGAGCACTTCGTGCGTCCGCACCGTCAGGTGACTGGAGACCAATTAAAGGTCAACTAGAGCTTGTTGCAGTTTGCCAGGTAAATGTCCCAGGCTTCCCAATCGCCCGTGCCCGTGTGGCATCAGGAGCGGTTATGGCTTTGGTCGCAGCTGGCGCAGGAGTTCTTGCACGCATGAAGGCAGACCCAATCGCAGATCTTACTGCTCGTATACAAAAACTGGAGCAGTTGGAACTTGCAGAACTTTCAACAAAGGCACAGGCTGCAAAGGACAAGTTTACAGCGCTACGCGAGGCTCAACAGGCTGAACTTTCAGCTCGCGCAGACGCCTTATACTCAAGAGTATTTGGCATACAAAAGTTTGAAGACGAGTTTGGCTATATCTCGAGAGAGAAGCGTCAAGCTCTCGCAAAGAAGGGCTATGCTCTTCCAGATGGCTCGTATCCAATTACGTCAGTTGATTCACTAAAGGACTCAATTCAAGCGTATGGAAGATCAAAACCAGGCAAGCGGGCTGCGGTTCGTAGACACATTATGAAACGCGCTCGTCAGCTTGACCGAGCAGATCTAATTCCAGATAAATGGAAGTCCTTATCAAGTGAGGAACTTAGTGAAGAGGTAACATACCTACGTGAACGTATTTCCGTTTTATCGGCTTCTACGGCAACGGCAGGAATGGAGTGTGGGATGTGCAAGGAGTATGGTTGCATATGCCCAGGATGCGCAGGGCAAAAGTGCCAATGCGCGCAAGGTTGCGCGTGTGGAAGGTGTCACGGCGACACGGTTTACTCTAACGAGGAGCCAAACGATTTGGGAAAAGCATCAGCGGCTGAGTTTGGAAAAGTAGAGGATGTTCAGGCAGGTAAGTACGTGCCTGGCAAGACTCAGCCGCGAGATGCAAAAGGTAAGTTTCGTCAGGTCCTTGCTCGTATAAAGCAGGACCTCGGCGATGTTGGACTTGATGAAACCATCAAGAAAATCGAGGAGGCAGAAAACCTCGATGACGCTGGAAACTATCTTGAGGCAGCGCGCGCCGCAGGCGACGTTATCTCAATAGTTGACAGAATCGATACACGAGCGCTAAACCCTGACGCGCTCGAGAATATTCGCACATCGGCAAGAGCCCTAGGAGAGGCGATAGCTAATCTCCCATTGCCGTTTGGAAGCGACACGGAGAAGGTTCGCTATAGCGATCTTCCTCCGGCCCTAAAAGGTCTTATCGACGATATGATCTCAAGGGTAGAAAGCAAGATAGGCAAGGACGAGGCTGATGAGGCGACCAAGGGACTCAAGTCGTTTATGTCAGGCGGAGATTATTACTCTCAGTCAGAGGTTTCCTCAGAAATGAGCAAACTTCTCCGACTCCTAACTTAAAATATAATGTATTATTCAATCAAGGTGGAGTGCCTCCCCGCGTTCGCGGATGGAGTCCCTCGGCCTAGACTGATTAGCGAGATGAACTAACTCGTTCATCATGACTGGCCCGGAGGAGGGACAGTGGACCGTATCAAAGAAATGCTTGACCAGCTCTCTGAGCTCGACCAAGAAAAATTGGCCGAGTTGCAGGCAGCTATTGTCAGCGAATTCGAGACGGTTGAAAAGGAGGATCCAACTCCGCAGACAGTCGACGCCATGACCTCATTGGCAGACATGCTTGACACAGTACGCGGCGAGATTTCTCGCCGAGAAGCAGAAGCTCAAGAGCTTGCTGCTCGCGCTGCTGAAGCAGCGATGCGTGTTAAGGGTGACGAAATGAAGGAAGAAATGCCTGAAGGCGAAACCAATTCTGACGATGACAAAGAGGAGAAGGAAATGCCTGAAGAGGCTCCTGCAGCTCCAGTCATGGAAGAAGAAAAAGAAAAGGAAGAGCCTATGGCCGAAGCGTCAACTGCTGTGGAAGAAGCATCTGAGCTTTCAACCCCAGAAGAAACACCAGCAGTCGAGACTGTAGCTGAACTTTCAGCTCCAGAAGAAACTGCAACAACTGAAGTTACACCAGCTGCTGAAGCTGCTGTAGCAGAAGAAACACCTGCTGAGGTCGTGGCCGAGGTAACACCACAAGCCGAACTTTCAGCAGAACCAACTGAAAACATAGAGGCACCAGCTGCCGAAGTTGCAACAGAACCTGTCGCAGCAGCAGCTGTAATCGAAGTTTCAGCTACCCCAGAAACAACCCAAGTTGCTCAAACAGAGCAGAAGGAGCAGGAGGCACCAGTGACCGCCGCCGCAAACGAGACTGAAGCTACAGTTACTGAAGTAATTGAAGCTCCAGCGGATCGCCGCCCATCACTCCAGACTTCAGCGGCTACCGTAGCTATTACGGCTGGCGCTGACATTCCTGGATACACAGCGGGCAGCACAATCGACAACATGAATGGAGTCGCAGAGGCTATGGCCAAGCGTCTTCACGCTCTTCGCCGTGTAAACGGTGGAGACGGTGAACAACACATCGTTGCATCGATCACAACTCAATACCCAGAAGAGCGCACCCTTACACAGGATGCAGAATCAAACTGGGCAAAAATCCAGAACGTAGTCGGCCCAGAGGCACTTGTTGCTTCCGGTGGCCACCAGGCTCCGTTCGAAGTCAAGTACGACATCTTTGGAATCGGTTCAACAGCACGTCCAGTACGTGACTGCTTGCCTCGCTTCCAGGCAGATCGTGGCGGTATCCGCTACATCGTTCCACCAGTTCTATCCGACTACGCTAACGCGGTCGGAATCTGGACTGCTGCAAACGACTCAGCTGAAACTCCAGATCCTGCTGCAAAGCTCAGCTTGACCGTTACCGCTGCAACAGAAACAACTGTTGCAACTGACGCTGTAACACTACAGCTACAGTTTGGTAACCTTCTAACTCGTGCGTATCCTGAATTGATCGCTCGTCACAACGAGCTCGGTCTAGTTCAACACGCTCGCGAGGCAGAAGGACAAATTCTTTCCCGCTTAACATCTCTCTCAACAGCTGTAACATCAGCTTCGATCATCGGCTTTGCTCGTGACTTCCTAGTACAGGTTGGCCGCGCGGCAGCTGCATATCGTGGCCGTCACCGCCTAGAGATGGATGCACCACTACGTCTAATTGCTCCTCAGTGGGTAAGAGACGCAATGGCAGCAGACCTAGTTCTGTCAATGCCTGGTGATGACAAGCTCAATGCATACGGCGAAATTGACGGATACCTCGCAGCTCGCGGTGTAAACGTTTGCTGGAGCATGGAAGAGTTTGCATCATCACAAGGCTCAGGCGGAATGAACGAGTTCCCAGATACCTGCACATGGTATCTATTCGCTGAAGGAACATTCTTGTTCCTCGATGGCGGAACCTTGGATCTCGGAATCATCCGTGACTCCACCCTTGTTGGAACCAACGACTACAAGATGTTCGTTGAAACCTTCGAAGGTGTTGCAAAGGTCGGCGTTGAAGGCATCAAGGTTGCCTCAACAATTGCAATCAACGGTGCAGCAGCAGCACTCCGTGATACAAACGGTGGCGCTACAGCAGCAACGATCGAATACTAAAATTCGATATCTCGTTGAGGAGGCGCTCGTTTACGGGCGCCTCCAAAACGGGGGAGAAAAGTAACTAGGATTAGATTAGGAAAAAGCGTGGCTTACACAGGAATATTTGAAGCACCGAAGATCCTACCTTCGGAGTTTGGCTTGTTTACCGTGGCAAAGCCTGACACTAGTGCTAACGAGGATCAGTGGATACGAGGATTTTCACAAGAGTGGGACACTGATCTATACTCAGCAAAGAACTACGACGATACCGATAACACGTCGGATACAGTTGCAAGTGACGCAACCCCGACACGTTATGACGAAATTAAACCATTTTTCATCGAGGCAGAGGATTATCGCTCTGGCCTCGGCATGGCAGAATTTGACTATATTGCCCGAGTCAAGCGTCAGCTTGAAGGTGTTACACAAAAGGCAATGGAGCAGGAACTCTGGGATGGCGCAATCCGTAAAGGTGAAAGCCACTCAAACAAGGCACTAAGCTCAGCCTCGGCTACGCTGGTTAACGGCACAACTGCCTTATCAGCTGCCCGTGCTCTTGCACTACTAGATTTTACAATGGCTGGCGTATCACCTTGCGGTGAAAACGGAATAATTCACATGACAAAAGATGCGGCAGGTCTTCTTGCTGCAAGTTATATGATTTTCCACAACGAGGAATTAGGTCACCTTCAGACAATAACCGGAACAAAGATCGTAGTTGGTTCAGGATACTCTGGAAATGGACCTGATGGACAAACTGGCGCCACCGCGTCAGCAAGCAACAAATGGATGTACGGCACTGGTACCATCAAGACATATATTGGTGATATTGATGTCGTAAATGACAATCTAGCACAAGGCTATGACGTGTCGGGAAATGCAAATAGTCTACGTATTAAGGCAATTCGCCCAGCGGCGGTTTACTTTGATACAACTATGCACCTCGCAGTCAGAGTTGATCTAACGGCATAGAATAACCCCTAGCCGCCGAAACAAACAAGGAGAAACAAGCAAAATGGCAACTCAAGAATACGCCGCGAGTATTCAGGGTGTGTCAATTCGAGTAACTCGACTTGATGCATCTGGAAATCTCCTGAACGGCGCGGGCGATAGCTACACCACATCGGGATTCCTACGCCTCTCGTTCACACCTGAATACGAAGAAGGCGATGAAATGACAGAAAAGTCCGCAGACGGAACAGTCTGTGTGACTTACAAAGCACCAGATACGTTAAAGCGTATCACAATGGAGCTTGCGATCTGCGAACCAGATCCAGAACTTACCCAGCTTCTCTCTGGTGGTCTCTTGCTTCGCAAGAACTACGGAACCTATGCTTCACCAGACCGCAAGTCAATTGGTTGGGCATCTCCAGCATCTGGTGATGATCCTGCCGGTAACGGTGTTGCAATTGAGACCTGGTCATTTGCTATCATTGATGGCAAGAAGGCTGCAAGCCGTCCATACTTCCACTGGGTATTCCCATACGCACGTCTTCGCCAAAGCGGTGACCGCGTAATTGAAAACGGAATGCTTGCAACAACGTTTGAAGGTTACGGCCTTGGAAACTCAAGCTTCTCAGACGGTCTAGATGAGCGTTGGGAGTTCCCAACTGCTACAGAGCGCCCATACTCATATGCTCGCGCAACATGGGCACCAACTGGCAAGAAGGGCTTCTATACATGGCACGGAGATCTTGCTGCTACAGTGAATAACGTTGCTCGTTCAAGCTCAACAGCTACACTTACCACCTCAGCAGCTCATAACTTTGAGGCAGGAGATGAAGTTGTCGTAGCAGGTCTTACAACTTCAGCTCTAAATGGTACATACACCATTGCGACTGTTCCAACAACAACAACGTTTACCTACACAACCTCAACAAGCGGCACCATTGCATCCACCGCGGATTCTGGAACTGCTGATGTTGCTGCCAACGGTCGTGCGGTAACCGACTTTAGCTCACAGGGCTCTACCACTACATATAACGTACCTGGTAACGAGAACTACAATGCTGATAGCGCGACTGACTTTATCATCGCGTCAACAGAGGATCCAACCTCCTAGTAAGAATAAGAGAGCGACATGCCAATGTGTAACCACCTACACAGGCATGTCGCTCCTCTTCATAAAAGAGACGAGTAGACGGGATAACGAGTGGCAAACCTTTGGGTCACAGTCGACGAGCTCGACGAATATGCTGACGATGAATACGCATATGACGCCGTCAAGGTCGCATCTCAACTTCTTTGGGCCATGTCTGGCCGTAAGTTTAGCGGTATAACAACTGTAACAGAGAGATACGTATGCGCGTCTCGTGCATATCGTCTTGGAGCATCTTCTCGCAACTATACACCTGAGCTTGTTGGTGGAGACGTATATAACATTCCTTTTGATGAATTTGATGACTACGCAGAGATAACAACTGATGGTATGTCACCCTCGACAAGACTACGTCTTCGTGGAAGACCAGTTATTCGTATTCACTCCGTACGTGACCGTGCAGGCAAGATAGTTGATCCTGCAAATTATTACCTTGTAGATCACTCAACGCTGCAGGCTAAGGCTGGAACAGCCTGGGCTCCATGCAATATCGAGGTAACGTATTCATATGGTGCTCCACCTCCTGCTACAGGAAAAGCCGCAGCCCGTGTTTTAGCCAAGGAGTTTATAAAGCTTTGGTCTGGTGACGATGACTGCATGTTGCCACAGCGCGTAACATCAGTGTCACGACAAGGTGTTAACTACACAATATTAGATAACCAGGACTTTGTTGAGGAGATGAGAACTGGTCTTTACGTAGTTGATCTTTTCCTCAAGTCTGTAAATCCAGATAAGGCACGTGCAAAGTCACGTGTATTTTCACCAGACGTTCCACGCGCTCGTCGTACCATTCCAAAACCATTGCCACTTGGACAAAGTGTTCTTGATATGTATGTAACGGGATCAGAAGGTGGAGCTCTTGACGTAAATCTTGACTACATCAACGCAGGATTTTTAGCCAGTGATGATACGTGGGTTCCAACACTTAAGATAGCAAACTACACTGGAACTAAATCTAAGGAACTATCATCTGGATCCGTTCAGCTAAATGATCCGATCGTTACGGACGTTACAAGAAATATAACCTACAAGCAACTTACCGACGGTATAGTTACCATAACAACAAGCACGGCCCACGGATTTGTTGAAGGTGACTTTGTAAGTATAGCAGGAATTAACTCGACGTTTAACGGAGACTACTACATAGTTGACGTTCCTTCGTCTACCGCGTTTACTTATGCACGTCAAGGATACAGTGACGTAGCCTATGGAGCAGATACAGGCACTGCCACCGTAACTAACGAGACACGCGACTCAATTACCTTAACAGTTTCATATAATGATGCGTATGCATACATTGGCTTTGTGGATCCTGGAACTTGGGACCTATATGCGTCACGTCCTGATCCACTTAATGAAGGCGAGATTGAAACTGTATATATTGCCTCAGGTAACCTAGCACTTCGTCTTGGTAGGGAAGTAATTCCAACATACACATTGGGAGAATAAAATGTCACGACTAATAGACGTATCGACGGTAGACTCTAGAGCACTTAACCTTAAGACACTTTTAGATAAGGTTCTTGAAAAGGTTGTAGAGGTGTATGAGGACTACAACGTTCCGCTACCATCAAGACGATTTTGGACCATGGGTGAACCTGCAATTGACTGTGAACAGGTCGTTGTATCGTTTATTCAAGTGTATCTTGGCCGTCCTGGAGACGAGGCAAGCGAGCCTCAAAGATGCTCGGTTCCACGCTCTGCAGTTTTAACAATATCAATCTCAAGAGAGATTCCTGTAGTTGGGCAAAATGGTCGTCCACCAACTGGAGAGAAGATACAGGAAGCTTCAGAGATAGCGGCAGTTGACGCATGGATGTTTATGGAACTTATAAATAAGCTTGACCAATGGAAGGAAGAAGAGGGAGACTTCGGACTTGGTGTAATTGCAACTGCTGACTCAAGCGGATTTGACGGTGGATTTCAAACAACCGCGATGCAACTTACGATAGCGGTACCATAAAATGCCTTTATTTGGAATAGTTAACGACAGTCCTATAATCTACTTCGGGCAGCGCATAGCACGCAGAGCACGAAGAAGACAGCCAACTCCAAGGGACTTTAGACTTTCATTTGGAGGTCTTTCAAGAAATAGAACACGTATTACCATGTCGTTTAGCAAGATCGTATTTCGTCGTCCTGTTTTAGATAAGTTTCTAAACAGCCCAACTGGTCCAGTTGGAAGATACCTTTATGGACGTGGCCTTCGCGTTCTTTTGGCTGCTCGCGCTCAGGTAGGTGTAAAAACTGGTAAGTTAAAGGCATCACTTCATATGGAGCACAGTCGCAGAGGGCCTGGGCAACAGGTAAAAATTGGGTCACCGTTAAACTATGCGCTAATACATCATGAAGGTTCGCGTCCGCACATTATAGTTCCAAGAAGAGCTGAAACATTGCGCTTCTCGTCAAGGGGAAGAATCGTCTATACTCGCGTAGTAAGACATCCTGGAACTAGGCCTAATAAGTATCTAACGGACAACCTTTATTTGATAAGATAAGAGAATTAAGACAACCGTCTTAATAAAGACACTAACGTAATACGGAGGAAGAAAGATATGGCAAAGTTCAAGGACTTCGGTTCTGGAACAGGTGTTGGTGAAAAAGAGCCAGTCACCTTTGCACTTCACGGTGAGACATTTAACTGTCGACCTGAGCTGCAAGGTAAACTGCTGCTTGACCTAGTTGCTCGCTCTGGCGGAGATAATCCAGCAGACGCAGCAAAAACAATAAGTGACTTCTTCAAGAATGTTCTTGTTGAGGAAAGCTACACTAGGTTTGACGCACTTGTTACAGACCCAGACAAGATTGTCTCAGTTGATATGCTCGGGCAGATCAGCTCATGGTTAGTCGAGGTATACACAGCGCGCCCCACCGAGGGGCTAGAAGTCTCCTCCAATGGTGCGTAGACCTCTGGCCCTATGTTAATGGAAAGGCAATAGTTCATGGACTTAGACTCGCGGAAATGGATGCAAGAGACATGTTAGATGTCATTCACTATTTCTTTGAGGAGGACATGTTCTATTCGTCTGCAGAGCAGGCTGAAGGGCGTGACCGCTCTCGTCAACAAATCTATAGTCAATTCTACGAGTCTGACTACGCGTACGCAGTTGCGAGTTCTTCGTCTAATGCGTCTGGAGTTATTACAAGAGATTTTGATGCAATGGAGGAGTTACACGAGGATGAAGAACTTGTTCCATTTGATCCACTTCAAAAGAACAAAGAGGTTAAACCTTTTATTCCTGCAACGCCTGTCAATGCTAAGTCAAGTCAGCCTTTTGGCTCGATGCTAGACGGGCCGCTTACGAAGTAAAGATGAAAATTAAAAGAAAGGAGGTGAGTATATGGCAATAGTAGGTGATGCATACGTAGTTGTTCGCGCTATAACAACAGGCTTTGAAGATGAAGTTCGCCGTGCAGCAAGTAACATAAATCTTGATAGAGATGGTCGTCGCATTGGACAGTCTTTCTCAGATGGTTTCTCGTCAGGCATGGGAAGAAATATAACAAGATCTTTTTCAGAGTTTGCCGCAAGTGCTCTAGTTGCAAGACGACAATTCCAAAGTCTAATTAGAACTGGATACACGTTAGGACCGATACTTTCTACACTTGTGTCTGGAATTGGCGCGTTAGCAGGAGGTCTTATTTCTCTTGGTGCAGCAGCACTTGGAGCTACCCCTGCGCTAATCTCCTTAGTTGGCATATTCACCTCCTTAGGACTTGCAGCGGCAGTAACGGCCGCTGCGTTTTCTGGAGTAGGAAATGCAATATCGGCTGGGCTAAAACAGTCTACTGCAGGGTCTAAGGCAGATGCAAATGCAAAGATCGCTGCAACACGACGTCTCGAGGCTGCACAGGAATCACTAGCAGATGCTAATGACACTCTAACAAGAGCTCAAGAAGACTTAAATAAGGCATTTAAGGACGGTCGTGAGGAGCTACAGCAACTTGGATTTGATGCAGAGGATGCTGCAATATCCGAGAAGAAAGCCGCGCTTGAACTAGAAAGAGCTCGTGAAACACTTTCACGCACACAGGATCTTGCACCAAATACACGCGCACGACGCGAAGCTCAGCTTGCGTTTGCAGAGGCAGAGTTAAACTATAGAAGAGCAAAAGATAGAAATAAAGATCTTCAGCAACAACAGGTTGATCTTGTTGACAAGAGCAAGGGCGTAAGCCAGGAACTCCTTAAGGTTGCAAAGGCAACATTTCCAGACGTTCAAGACGAAGGACTACTACGTCTTATATCAGCGACTGATACTGCGCAAAGTGCATTTGATAACGTACAACAGGCTGCAAAGGCAAAGGCACGCGCTGAAAGAGACGCCCTACGTGCATCGCAGGAAGCTGCAGATGCTGGATCAGGCGCAGCGGGAGCTGATCAGTTTGCAGATGCCTTAAAGAATCTGTCAAAGGAAGCTCAAACATTTGTAAGATTTATAGTAAATGAATTTGTACCTGCGCTTAAAACCTTACGTGATGCAGCCGCGGCTGGTCTTTTTCCTGGTCTTGAGGCTGGATTAAGAAGACTAAAGGACGAGTTATTTCCAGCACTAACTCCTTTATTTAGAGATCTTGCCACAAGCGTTGCAGATGCGTTTAACACGATAGTTGACTCAATAGTTGATCTTGAAAATAAGCTAGATCTAACCGCTGTATTTAGACAGTCCGAGTATGTTGTTTTAAGATTTGGAAGTATATTTGCAAATGTCTACGATGCAATTCTTTCACTTATAGTTGGAGCGGACACGCAAACAAGAAGATTTGTAGATTTTCTTACTGCAAAAACTGGAGAACTTGCTAAGTTTCTTGACCTAAAGCAAGCCAGCGGCGAGCTTGATAGGTTCTTTAAGAAGACCGGTGACATTGCCGCATCGTGGGGTGAGATCTTTGGTAACATATTTAGTGGTCTTGCGCTTATAGTTCGAGCAAACTTTACTGAAGGAGGAGGCGGGTACCTCTTCCTAAAGTGGCTAAAGGACACCACAGGCGCGTTTGAACAGTTCTACTCCACCGTAGAAGGTCAAGCAAAGCTTTCAGATTACCTAAAGAACGTCGCGACAAACTCCATAGCAATTTTACAGTCAATCGGAGCCTTCATCAAGGAGATTATGAAGGCAGGAGCTGATCCCAACGTAAAGTTATTCTGGGACACAATTAAGCAGGCAGCTCCTTCATTTGGAAGTCTTCTTACTCAGCTAAACGCAAGTGCACCTGCGTTTGCAAACTTCTTAGTTACATTTACTAAGTTTCTCGACGTCACGCTGTCAACTGGTGCGATACAAACATTCTTCAACACGCTAAACACGGCATTATCCGCTTTAACCAATATTCTTTCAGATCCCGCAATTAAAAAGTTGTTTGACGCAGGCGCGCGTATTCTTGCGTTTTTCTCAGCTCTTGGCTTAATTATTGGTGTAACCAAGTTTGCATTTAAGGTATTTGCAGGAGTAATACTAAATGTAGTTGGAATATTTTCAAAGTTTAAGGATGCAGTAAAAGCAATACGCGGCGTAATATTTCTGCTAGGTCTAGGGTTTGGAGCAGCAACAGCTCCAATTCTTATCGCGGTTGGTGCAATCGCAGCTGTAATTGGAGTGTTAGTTCTTGCATATAAGAAAAGTGAAATTTTTAGAGAGGCTGTTGCAAAACTTATAGATGCTGTCGGAGGAGCATTAAAAGGTGCGTTTGACACAATTAAAGAGGCTTTGTCAGAACTTGCTCCTAGCATTAAAGGAATTGGAGACATCTTTAAGAACATAGGTGACTTTGTTGGAAGATACATAGTTCCTATATTTGAATTTGTTCTTGTTGGTGCGATAAAGGTCTTTGCTGAGGCAATAGCAGGTGCCATAAGAATCGTAAAAGGTCTATGGCAGATAATTACAGGTAATCCACTTGAAGGTCTTAAGACCATACTTGGAGCTGTTGGTAAGTTCTTCATAAATTCAATCACAGGAATATTTAACGCTGCTAAGAACGCGCTTAGCAACATTCCTATATTTAAGTCTCTTATGGACGCAGCTAGATCTGCCTTTGGATTTGTAGCAGGACTTTGGAATAGAACGTTTGCAAAAATTAACTTTACAGTTCCAGGGTGGGTACCTGGTCTTGGTGGTAGAAGCTTTAAGGTTCCTGAAATTGTAGGTTTCGCAGATGGCGGAGTTATTCAACCTCAACCAGGTGGAGCAATAGTTCGAGTTGCAGAGGCTGGACGTCCTGAGCGTATTGAACCTCTTGATGACCAAGGTCTTTCAAGACGAGATCGAGCAATCGTCGCACAACTTGCTGGAAACCGTGGTCCTGCAAACATAATTAACGTTTATCCATCGCCTGGAATGAATGAGTCAGAGCTTGCGGCGATGATTGACAGAACACTCGCCTTTAGACTACGTCGCGGAGGTGCGTGATGGCTGACAGAAATAACCTAATTGTAAACCCGTCGTTTAAGACAAACACAACTGGATGGTCTGCAACAGGGTCAAGTACTATCGCGCGTATAACAACAGAGTACTTCTACGGATCATCGTGCCTTGAGATTACCAAGGCCGCGTCAGCAAACTCTGGTGTAGTAACATCAGACCGTATTCTTGTTACCGCAGGTCTTTCATACGCACTTGGTGCTTACGTAAAGATACCTTCAGCTGCTGAGACAGGAACGCTTTCTGCGGACGTTATTTGGTATGACTCCGCGACTGCTGGATCTGTACTATCAACGTCAAACTCGATTCAACTTGAGGTTATTGGCGGAGACGACTGGGCAAGACTTACGGGAGTATTTACCGCACCGTCAGGTGCGCTTAGCGCGTTGGTACGGGTAGTTCAACCTACAGCTGGAACTGCATCACAGAAGTTTTTAGTAGACGCAGTTCTTTTTGAGCAGGCAAGCTACCTAAACGAGTATGTAGATGAGCCAACGCAGGCACAGGAAACTCAAAAGGTAACACAGGCTTTTCGCCCAGTTCCATATCCAAAGATCACAGGTTTATTTCTAAAGGCTGACGTAAGTATCGGATCACTAGTTCTAAACACGATTGACGAGGACGGTGTAGTCTGGATATGCACCGACATTGAAGGATGGTGGAATCATCCTGAGCCTGAGGTACGTGATATTCCTCGCGGTTGGGGTGACGGATCATATGACGTTCGCGGTCGCTATCAGGCAAGACAACTTACCCTTAATGGAGTATTTCTTCCACCGGATCCAAGCTACGTTCCTTCCGCGCGCGATAAGCTTATTACAAATACCGATCTCGTGTACGTTGGTGACTGGCTACGCACCAACGAGAACCCTACTAAGGCGGCCTACGTTCGTCTCTCAGGGCGTCCGGAGATCAATACCGTAAATGCCCGTGGGCGTACGGAGTTCTCAATCGGATTAAGGGCTGCAGACCCCTTAAAGTATGAATGGTATGCAGGCCACGAGCTAGGTTATCGCTCGACAGTTATTCCTGGAAAAAACACATCAACAAGTGAAACAGGAAAGGCTACAATCACTAATACAGGAAATGCCTATGCACCTGTTGTTTACTCGATAGCAGGTCCAGTTGTAGGTCCAGCAACCATACTCAATGAGACAACCGACGAGTCGATAGACATCATTGAAGCCCTACGCGGAGTTATAACCAAGACAGTAACCAACAAGGAGTTGACAGATAACATAGCTACTCTTACCACAAGCACGACGCATGGCCTACTTGCAGGTGACGAGATAGTCGTAACCGGCGTTG